TGAGGAGACGATCGTGGCTCTCTTCGACAAGTATGGCTACAATCTGCGCTCCAAGACGATCGCCGATCTTAAACAGCCTGTGAAGATTCTGACCTCCAACATGACGACCGGTGTGCCAACCTTCCTGTCAGGAGCTGTTCCGATCATTGAGGCGATCAAGTGTTCTTGCTGTCTACCCTTTGTGTTTCAGCCCCAGGTTCTCTACAACAATGTCTATCTCGATGGCGGGGTCTTAGTCCACCATCTTCACACCATGGTTCCTTCCGACACCCTGGTCCTCCACATCAGCTCTCAGATCCGTTCCATCTTTCCCTCGGAACTAAATACGATGGATCTTTCGTCCTACGTTGACATTCTCTATCAGAGCTCTCGCAAGCAGCCCATAACTCCGAACGTTCTGTGGTTGTCGAATAGCAGTGTCTCCATCATCAGTGTCTTAACCGACCAGGATAAGGACCTTCTGTTTCGTCAAGGATACGATCAGACCCTACGCTTCATTGCCAAGCGACTGACGGAGAAACTGGATTAGTCCCTCGTGCGTGACGGGCTGGTTGTAGTCGTAGAGACCCGTGGCTGTCTCGAGCTTGATTGTCGGGTACGCCTCCACCTCGTAGAGATCGGCGGTCTTGCGATCCTTCTCGGCATCGATGGAGACGGGGGTGACCACCGTGTCTCCGAAGGTGGCTGTCTTGCTGAGGTGTTCCTCGAGCTTCGCCCACTCGGGAGCTGCCTTCTGACAGAAACCACACCAATCCGTGTGGAAGAAGTACAGATTCGCTGCACCCTTCGGGACCTCGCGCTTGGGCTTGATCACGGGCTTATACATCTTGTAGATGAGGTATCCCAGAACGGCCAGGGCCAGGACGGTGAGTAGGGTACGCCCGATCATTGTTGAAGAACACGAGAAATTCTGCGGGCTTTCTCAAACCAGCATCGATAGGCTTCCTGGGCTGACAGACCTTCCTTGATCTGTAGCCAGGCGACATCGGTGCTCATACGTTCAGGTTCAAACGGACGTGGCTTGATTTCAATCCAACGACCGTGGTAACGGATAAGGTAGGTCATATTGTGATTAGTTAGGTGGTTAGGGGGTAAATGCTTGTTTACACGCGAGGGAAGCCGACCAGGTTCGCGCCAATACCGAAGCCCGCACCCGTGCGCGCAGACGCACCCACCGAGGGCGCGTAGATATCCAGGATCGCGAACGTGGCCGTCGCAACCAGCGCAATCATGCCCACCTCGGCAACCTTCAGCGTCTTGCCAGGGAGGACAAACGCGGCGATCGCCACCGCAAGACCCTCAAGGAAGTACTTGACCAGGCGCGTCACGATGTCAGCAACATCAATCCCGGGAGCAGGAGTCGGCTTCGGCGTAGAGTCAGACGGCATTTGTTTTAAGGGTCAAGGAAATTTTACGCCGTCACGGTGCGTCCAAAGTACACCTTCGACGAAACAGAGGCAATACCCACGATCCAGATGGCGTACCACGGGACATAGAGGGACAGGTACTGCAGGATCAGGAAGAACAGGATAGCGTGGACAGCGGCGGCCGTCATGATGCCCGCGCCAGGAGGCAGGGTGATCAGAACACCCGGGCACAGGATAAAGAACAGGTAGGCCACCGTGAAGAGATCGTACATTTATGATACTGCGTAGAAAGAACTTACTCACGACTCGTGTAGAAGAGTAAATGCCTCGCACAGAGCTTCCGAAGGCAGATGAGTCTGGTCCGATTGATTACCTCGACGAGGACCCCGAGATCCCGACGCAGAAGTACTGTATTGTGTCCTTCATCAGCCCCGAGAAGGTGCTGAAGGACAAGAGCCACTTTACCTTCGAGAAGTTCATCCAGTGGCAGGATTACGATTGGAAGGTGAAGGGCCTGGAGAGCCTGATGGCGTTCATCTCCAAGAAGTACACTCTGAAGATCGACGATCTCCTCAAGGATGCGGAGGAGTTCTCGAAGGTCCGCTCCGAGGAGCTGAAGAAGACGGACATTGTGGAGCAGTACCAGGTCTTCCTTCTCAAGAACGAGAAGGATCTCCAGGAGGCGTACGACAACGAGGTCGAGTTCCGTACGAACGTCCGCGGTGTGAAGGTGCGCCGTTGCTTCCCGACGGTCGAGGAGGCGCAGATGTTCTCGAAGGTGCTTCAGCGTCGCTACCCGAAGGACAGCCTCTATATCGGTAAGGTCGGTGCCTGGCTCCCGTGGGATCCCTCGGAGCACCTGATGCCTGAGGTCGAGTACGCCGAGAAGGAGCTGAACGAGCTCATGCGCAAGTACAAGGAGAACGAGGCGAACAAGGAGATCTTCTTCGCTGAACAGCGCCAGGAGTCCATCAAGGCACAGAAGGAGGAGAACGAGCGCCGTAAGAAGCTCAACGACGCTGAGCGTGAGGCCGAGCGGGTGGCCAAGAGCATCGAGGACGGTGCCGGTGGTCTGACGGACGCCTTCAAGCCTGTTCACCCGACGGAGGGTGCGATCCGCGAGTAAACTCAATCCCGAGCACCTTCCTTCTTGACCCAGACCGAGGGCGGTGCCTTCTTTGACCGAGCATTTGTGGCATTGTACTCATCCATCGCCAACATGGCTGAATGGAAGGGGCGGTTATCGGCCCACAGGGACGGGTCACACAGACGAAACGGAGGATGGTCCGAGGCCTTGTACCAGAAGACCTGATCCTCGAGCTTGTTGGATGAGACGTTATTACAGATCACCAGGCACTCGTAGTTCTCGGTACACTGGTCCATAAAATCACAAAACATCTCAAAGGTAGGAAACATTCCTGCGTAATTCTCGTAAATACGACGACGATTACCTAGGATATTCTCACGGAGAATGAAGACAAAATCAACGTTGGTACGCAGGTTGGGTGTGATACCGAGGGGGTACTGCATGGTGATCATGGTCATCATATCGATGTGACGGCCGTTCATGAACACGTAACGAGTGGACTCTTCCTTAATCCAGGACGCATCATACAGACAGTCATCCAAAATTAAGAAGGCGCGGGGATCGATATTGGACTGACCACCCTTGGTTGCCTTGTCCTTGTTCCGAGTCTGCTTGATGTTCATCTGACGCTTGATGACATTCATCACAATCTGAGGAGCATACTTATCGTGAATGAACTTGGATGGGATCATGTTCTGGAAGAACTCGTTCGCCACCTCCGTTCCCGAGATAACTGTCCCCACAGGAAAACAGGACTGGGTGTTGAAGAGAATATCACGGATCAAGAACGATTTGCCCGTGTCCTTCTTTCCAATGACAATGATCATCGGACTCTTGCGAGAATCAATCTCGGTTCGGTCCTTGATCATATTGATATCAAACTTCCGTAGTTGGAAGTTCATTAATATCTGTGTCGTTTAGTTTTCATCAATCCTCGCCGACCGAGTTTATAATGGGAAAGGACCTGAGATCGACCCCTGTCTCGATGAAGTTGCACCGGATGTCCAAGGTGGATGGTTCGCTGTGGTCGCTGAAGAACATGCAGCCCTACTTCCCTAGCCTGGAGAAGCTCTTCAAGACGGAGAGTCTTGCGAATCTTCACGAGTACGGAATCAAGCTGTCCGATCCTCTGGAGAGTATTGTGGATGAGACCCATATCAAGGTTCGTGGACAGACTGTCCCTATCCATCGCAAGACCACCATGATTCTGAGTCCCTACAAGACGATGCGCAATGACTACGGTTCCCTGGGTCTGCCGAAGCGCTCAGACGTGGCCTCTGATCTGCAGGAGCGTCTGCAGAGCCCTCACAGCGCCGGATACGTGGGTGCCATGACCTCGATCGCCCTGTCCGAGTCGGGATGCCGTCACTTTCCCAAGGTGTACGGTGTCTTCATGGGTATGGCCGGCAAGCACACCATCGATATCTCGGATGACTACGAGGAGCTGTCGGAGAAGTCATGGTTTGCCGACAATATTGGCAAGACCTTTGAGCTGAAGCTTCGGTCGACTGAGACAGAGGGAGCGGGCTTCAGTCATACGCGGGGACAGCGGGCGAATCTCATGGTGGGTGATGAGGTGGATCTTGGAGATATCGAGGATATTGATGCTGAGCGTGTCGATGATCCGACGACGTCTGGAGAGATGGAGGATATCAATGTTGACTCGTCGGCCTCGGGTGATGGTGACGAGGATGAGACCTCGGGACTCAGCGATGTCTTCGAGATTTCTTCGTGTGACTGTCCCGAGGATGAGGAGGATGATCAGGATGACGGCGAGGAGGATGAACCCTTTGCTTGGGCTACGTTTTCGGATGTGCCCGTGATCACGACGGTGATGGAGGTCTGCGAGGGAACCTTCTACGATCTCGTCAAGCTTCATCCGGATCCGGTCAAGCATACGGCCTGGATGTCGCAGATTGTCTTTGCCCTGGCCTATGCCCAGCGCAACTACGGGTTCACTCACAACGATCTCCATGGCAATAATGTGATGTACGTCAAGACCGATGAGGAGTTCTTTCTGTACCGTCACGGAACCCAGGCCTACAAGGTTCCGACCTACGGGTACCTGATGAAGATCATCGACTTTGATCGAGCCATCTGCTCGATTCGTATCAACGGCATGAAGGAACCCAAGACCTTTGTCAGCAACCAATTTCACGAAGATGAGGAGGCCGGTGGACAGTACAACATGGAGCCCTTCTACAATCACGAGCACCCTCACATGGGAGCCTCCTCGTCCTTTGATCTGGTCCGCCTTGCGACTTCGCTGTTCTGGGATATGTTTCCCGAGGGTCCCTTAGTTCCGAACGCACATCCGCTGTTTGAGATTTTCAAGCAATGGATGACGATGTCCGATGGGACCTCAGTCATGTTTCGTAAGAAGATGGATAATCATGATCGGTATCATGGATTTGATCTGTACAAGGCGATTGCCCGTTACTGCAAGGATTCGGCAGTGCCTCGCAAGGAGATCAACCGCCTGACTGGCTACCGCGCTACACCTTCGGCGGCGCAGCTTAACGACGCCCTGACGATCGACGTGTAGACTTGCGAGACTTCCGCGACTTCTTCGACTTACGACCCTTACGCGACTTGCGGTTCTTTCCGCCGCGACGCACAGGCAGTCCAGTCATCTCATCCTCCGTCGCATCGGGGTCCTCCTTGCTCATGGCAACCAGTGCCCGTGCCGCGCGAGCATCGTCGTTGCCCTTACTCAGGTTCATCAGGGCATTCACATCCTTCGAGTTGTGCCCCGTATCGCGCGCGTTCTTCATGTTCGCCAGAACGTTAGCCGCCCGAGAGTCCTGAGATTCCGCCATTATATTTGGTGAATATTATTCGTATTCAACCCCCTTAAAACTCAGGCTTACCAACGAACATCTCCTGTGTCGTTGCCGACACCGTCTCAGCGACCGTCTCAATCGCGTCCGTGCCGATCGCATACACCACACCACCCGTGACGACACCGGCACCCGCGACGATCTTCCCCAGGTCTGTGTAATCCACGGGCACCTTCTTTGCGCGACGGTCCAGAACATAGAGAAGCGCAGCCACAATCATCACCGCTCCGACGACCATAGCCAGTGTCTGTAACTCCATGCTTTGTTCCGCCACTGTCTTTTTTGGAAGGGATCTTAAACGCTTAAGCGCTTAGAGGTTGAGGGCGACCGTTTCTGTGGGCTTAACATCGACCTCGGCTTCCTCTTCCTCGCCATCAAGTTCAAGCTTGATGTCCTCACCCAGAGCAAGACGGGGGCGCTCCTTTTCCTCGTCCTCGGAGTCCTCGCCCTCGTCGTCTGTCTCAAACTCAACCGTCTCGGGCTTGCCAAAGGTGAGCTTCGGGGCCGGCGCCTTCTTCTCTACGAGCTCAGGCTCAGGCTTCGACTCAGGCTCGGGCTCAGATGCAGGTGCAGATGCAGATGCCGTGGTGTCCTCACGAGCACGGAAGTAAGCCTTGCTGATATCCTTCCAAGGAATGAAGCTATCGATGACCTCATTCAGCGAGGCAGCCAGCATGGTCTCAATCTCGCGACGATTGCGCGCCTGCTGTTCCGACGATACGTTAATCGTCTTGAAGAGGTAGGCAGCCGACCAGGACGCACGGGCTCCCGCCTTGTAGAAGGTGTGAACGAACTTCTCCACCGTGGGGCGCTCGAAGTTGATGTTCACGTGAGTCGAGTCGACCTGCTGAAGAGAGGCAAACGCACGGATGTAGCTCACAAAGACACCCAGCAAAAGATCCTCGATATAATCACACTTCGAGGCCTTCGCGATACGCTCGACTTCCTTGTTCAGAATTTCCTCACTCCACTTGGGAATCTGCGTCAGAAGGTTCTGGAAGGTCGTCAGAACCTGGTCAGGCTGCTTATTACGCTCCGCCGCCTTCTTGGCGTTGTCGTAGATAGACCAAAGACCATCAGCAACGTGGGGAACGAGAACACGAGTCAGATTCTCACGAAGCGTCTGCTTCACAAAATCCGTGCTCATTTGTTTACACGAGAGGTGAAGAGTTCACTTAAACGGACGCATGAAGCTCGTTCTGATTCTCATGATCCGCAACGAGGAGAAGATCCTCCGACGGTGTCTGGAGTCGGTCAGGGGTGTGGTCGATGCCTTCTGTATCTCGGACACGGGCTCGACAGATTCCACTTGCGAGATTGCTGAGGAGTTTCTCAAGGAGAACCCTGGATGCCTGGGCAGGAGCACCTGGAAGGATTTCGGTCATAATCGGAGTCTGAGCTTCACGGTTGCCCAGGATTGGCTGAAGTCCCAGGGCTGGGACCTTAAGGATACCTACGGTCTTCTGCTGGATGCCGATATGCAGTTTGTTCCGGGGACGTTGAAGTCTCAGACTCTCGACCAGGTTGGCTACGGACTGATTCAGGTTGCCGGTACGCTGGAGTACCCGAATGCCCGGTTGATTCGCATGGATTTCCCCTGGGTCTGCCGTGGTGTGACTCACGAGTACTGGGATGGTCCGACGGTGTTTCTTCCTAAGTCTGTCTCCTACATCAATGATCACAATGACGGTGGTTGTAAGTCCGATAAGTTCACTCGTGATCTGGCCCTGCTGATGAGGGGTCTCGAGGAAGATCCTCGAAATGTGCGGTATATGTTCTATATTGCTCAGACCTATCACAGTCTGGAGAAGTGGACGGAAGCCATCAAGTGGTATATAAAGCGTATCGAGGCTGGGGGATGGTTCGAGGAGGTGTGGTATTCCATGTACATGATCTCGAAGACCTATGAAACCCTAGGAAATACTATGGAGGCAGAGCTATGGGTTCAGAAGGCGTATGAGTTCCGACCCTCTCGTGCGGAGGCTCTCTATAACCTTGTCAAGCACCTCCGGGTCAAGGGTGATATGCACAAGGCCATGCACTATCTCAATCTGGGTAAGAACATCCCTGTTTCGACCGATGCTCTGTTTATTGAGCAGGACGTCTACACCGGACTCTTTGACTACGAGGAGACGGTGATTCGCTTTTATCTTCAGAGCTCTCTGTCGGATGGACTTAAGGCGTCGATGAAGTACATGCTGAAGGACTCGCATCTGAATTTCAGTGTCTACTCGAACCTACCCTTTTACATTGAACCTCTCAAGAGCGAGGTCCGAACGTATCCGCTGATACGCGATATGCATGGCTTTGATTTTCACCCCTCCTCGATCTCGGTATGCGATGAGGTCCACAATGTTCGATTTGTCAACTACATGATCAACCATGCCGATGGCAGTTACATCATGAAGAATGGGAAGTACGACACAAACAATCACGTTCGTACTCAGAATGTCGTTGTGAACAACGGAGTTCCGACTCTGATGAATGACGGCTCTGTGACTCTGCCCCGTCGTGATGCACACATCAAGGGTCTGGAAGACGTTCGTATCTATCGGAACGCCAAGGGAGTCATGTCCTTTGTGGCGACCTCCCTTGAGTACAGCGAAAAGATCCGCATCGTTCGCGGAACCTATAACGTGGACTCGGCGACCTACTCGGACTGCGTTGTGATGAACTCTCCTGAGAAGCAGGAATGCGAAAAGAACTGGATTCCAGTGAATGGCACCGATGACGTAATCTATCGCTGGTCTCCGATGGAGATCGGTACGTTCGAGGGCCCTGATCTCAAGATTCATACCTCGCATACGACACCCTGGATCTTTAACCACTTCCGTGGATCAGCTGTACCGGTCAGGGTGGGCAATGAACTCTGGGCACTGGTCCACTTCGTGGAGTACTCGACTCCTCGCAAGTACTTTCACTGCTTCGTGATTCTAGATTCGAAGAACTACAAGCCGATCCGAATTTCGAATCCGTTTGTGTTCAGGCAAAAAACGATTGAGTATTGTTTGGGTGTGGCTATCAAGGGAACGAGGGCTACGTGTTGTGTATCGACCATGGACGACAATCCTGTGATCGTGAGCTTTGATACGAGTCAGCTATTCTGGATCTATACGTAGATGTGACGCCAGGACTCGTTGATCTGCTTTGCCGTATCGGCAAGAATATGCTTAGTGTGCTCAGGCGTGATCGTGACTGGAAGCTTGAGGGGCAGGTAGAACTTGTATCCCTTGGCCGTTGTCTCATCAGCAATGCGCAGAAGGTTGATGCGCGTCACCAGCGTCTCGACGGCGCGGATTAACATACGGACACCCTCTTCCTCGCTCGAGTAATCCTGAATCATAGACTTAATGGCATCCTCAGAGATCTTCAGATCAGAGGACATGTTCAGACGCTCCAGTATCTGAGGCCAGACATACTTCTCCACGATGACCTTCTTATCCTCCGCCGTATAACCCGAGCAGTTGATAACCTGCATACGATCCTTCAGAATCGGGTGAACCTTGGACTCGTCATTGAAGGAGAACACAAACAGACATTGCGAGAGGTCGAAATCGACACCCGCAAAGTACCTGTCATGAAACTGAGAGTTCTGCGTCCGATCCGTCAGGTGAATCAGCATGGACACGATCTCCTCGCCGTGAGGCGTGGACGAGACCTTATCAAGCTCGTCGAAGTAGATCACAGGGTTCATACACCGAGCCGTCATGATGGCGTCGGCGATACGGCCCCAGGTCGCACCCTCGTAGGTATAGGAGTGACCCACAAAGTTCGCCACATCCGAGGCACCGCCCAGAGAGAAGAACTCGAAGGGACGCTTGAGAACCTCGGCCACACCGTGCTTGGCGAATGAGGTCTTGCCCACACCCATCGGGCCCTTGAGGGCGATCACATTGCCCACCGAGGAGGGATTGGCAATCCACTGGGCTACGACCTGCATGATCTGCGTCTTGGCGGGCTCCATACCGTAGACGGCCTTGTCGAGGGTCTCCTTGGTATTCGAGAGGAACTTTGAGCAGTCCTCGGGGCTCTTCTTGAAGTCAACCGGAAGAGGCACCACGTTTCCAAACGGTACCCGAAGGAAGCCCTCAACCCAGGTCCGAAGCTTGTGGACCTCACCCGAGTCCGGCTCCATCTGATTGAGAACATCGATCTTGCGGATGACGGTGGCCTTGAGATGATCACTGATCGGCAGAGCAAGAACACGGAACTTCTGAGGCACCTCGCCGTCCTTGACGAGCTTAGCGAGGTTCTTCATCTGCTCGTTGTACTTCCGCTTCTTGGCCTTGGGAAGCTCCTCGAAGTACTCCTCCTCCTCGTGATTCAGAGCCAGAGCCGGCTTGTTGTCCTTGGACTCGGCCTTCTCCTTCTTCGAGGACTTGCCGATCTTATGGCTCGGAACGTACTTGCTCATCAGATGATCGATGAAGTCGTCCTCATCCGACTCCGACTCCTCGGATTCCTCCTCGATATCAATCCGAGAAGGTCCGCCCTTCTGAATGGTGTGGATGTGAAGTTTCACAGAGACCTTGGCTCCCTTGGGGATATTTAACCGCTCTAGACCCATCGTATCGTCGTCCTCTTCCTCCTCCTCCTCGGATTCGATCTCAGATTCGGTCTCATCATCAGCCTCGTCTCCCGACTCACCCTCCTCGTCCATGAAATCGGAGTCAGACTCGTCGTCCTCCTCTTCCTTGGTCTTCAGGGTGTCGTCGTCGACCCACACCACAGGGGCCGTCTTTTTG